CAGAGACAACCTATTCCGCTTTGATTGGCAAGTTTGTCAATGATGCTAAGAGACAGATTGAAGACTCTTATAACTGGAATTGCCTTGCTCAAACAATCACAGTAACGACTACTGGCGGTACGAGTTCCTATGCTTTGACAGGTGCGGGACAAAAGTTCCGTATCAATGATGCAATCAACACAACCAGTTTGATTGGTCTTCGCAATATTGAGTTTGTGGACATGAACCGCAAATTAAACCTTGGTGCACCTTCACAATCTATTCCTTCGGAGTTCTGCTTTAGCGGTGTAGATGGTAGTGGAGACACCAAAGTAGACCTGTTTCCAGTGCCTAATGGTGCTTTTACTCTGTTGTTTGACCTGACAATACCTCAAGCTGCTTTGTCTGCTGACGGCACATCTGTGAAGGTTTTGGACTATTTGGTTGCTCAGAGTGCTTATGCTCGTGCTTTGATTGAGCGTGGTGAGGATGGCGGGACTGCTTCTAATGAGGCGTACGCTCTATTCCGTGGAATGCTCTCTGATGCTATTGCATTGGAGTCTACTCGTTACCCTGAAGACAACTTTGTGGCGGTCTAAATGGCATCACCACTTCAAAGTCAAAGCATTAGCGCACCAGGCTTTTATGGCCTGAACACGCAAGATTCGCCATTGGATTTGTCCTCTGGCTTTGCTTTAACTGCGGCTAATTGTGTGATTGACCAGTTTGGTCGTATTGGCGCTCGTAAGGGCTACACCCATGTTAATTCCTCATCTGGTGATCTTGGGTCTAATCCTGTTGGCGTGATACATGAGTTAGTCCAAACTGATGGCACTTTGACTGTTCTGTTTGCGGGTAACAACAAATTATTTAAACTTGGTACTGCTAATGCGGTGACTGAGTTGACCTATGGTGGTGGAGGCTCTGCCCCTACTATTACGGCATCTAACTGGCAATGTGCCTCCTTGAATGGAATAGCTTATTTTTTCCAAACAGGACACGACCCCCTCATCTTTGACCCTGCTATAAGTACTACTACGTATCGTAGAGTATCTGAGAAGTCTGGTTATGTAGGGACTGTTCCTTTAGCCAACATTGCTATCTCTGCGTTTGGTCGTCTGTGGGTGGCTAGTACATCTACAGATAAGGTGACGATTACCTTCTCTGATCTAATTGCAGGTCATGTATGGGGTGGTGGCACTTCAGGAACATTGGATGTATCTCGTGTTTGGCCTAATGGCGCAGATGAGATCATGGGTTTGGCAGCGCACAATGACTTCTTCTTTATCTTTGGTAAGAGGCAGATTCTTGTTTATTCTGGTGCTTCGACACCCGCATCTTTGGTTCTATCAGACACAGTAGGCTCTATTGGGTGTATTGCTAGAGACACCATACAAAGTATCGGCACAGACGTTATCTTCTTATCAGACTCAGGTGTTCGTTCATTGATGAGGACGATCCAAGAGAAGTCTGCACCACTGAGAGACTTGTCTAAGAATGTACGTTCTGACCTTATTTCCTCTTTGGCGGTAGAAACTCTTGCTAATCTGAAGTCTGTTTACTCAGAAAAGAATGCTTTTTATCTGTTGACTCTGCCTGTTACGGGACAGGTCTTCTGTTTTGATACAAAGATGCAACTTCAAGATGGTGCGTTTAGAGTAACCAAGTGGGACTCTATTACGCCTACAGCTCTCTATTCGCTTCGCAATGGTGACTTGTATATTGGTAAAACAGGCTTTATTGGCAAGTATGGAAGTTTCTTGGATAACACTTCTACTTACCGATTGAGCTACTTTACGAACCATGCAGACCTTGGTAATCAGAACCAGATTTCTATCCTCAAGAGAATTAAAACAATCATCATTGGTGGTTCTAACCAGTTTGTGACGATTAAGTGGGGCTTTGACTTTGCCGCCAACTATTTGTCTGGGAATGCTTTTATTCCTACCCAACAGAACTATGAGTATGGTTTGGCTGAGTACGGAGTAGCTGAATACTCAGGTGGTTTGCTTATCAAAACATTAGACGTAAACGCATCTGGTGCGGGTAAAATTGTGCAAACAGGTTACGAAACTACTATCAACGGAACTCAGTTGTCGATTCAGAAAATTGAGATTCAATCTAAAGACGGGAAAATATCGTGAGTAACTACACAAAAAGTACTAACTTCGCTACTAAAGACAACCTCACGCCTGGCGATCCACTCAAGGTCGTGCGAGGTACTGAGATTGATACTGAGTTCAACAACATCGCTACTGCTGTGGCGACTAAGACAGATAACTCTGCTGCGGCAATTACTGGCGGTTCAATCACAGGTATCACAGACTTAGCCATTGCTGATGGCGGTACAGGTGCTTCTACGGCTACTGCGGCTTTGAACAACCTCTTGCCTAGCCAAACAAGTAATGCTAATAAGTACCTTCAGACTGATGGCACAAATGCCACATGGGATGCGGTAACGCTTTCAACTGCCGACATTACAGGAACTCTTCCTGTCGCCAATGGCGGTACTGGTGTAACTTCCTCTACTGGTACAGGCTCTGTAGTTCTGTCAAACTCGCCAACACTTGTTACTCCCGCCTTGGGAACTCCTGCTTCTGGTGTGGCAACTAATCTAACTGGTTTGCCGATCTCCACGGGCGTTTCAGGTCTTGGTACTGGTATAGCTACGTTCCTTGGAACTCCGTCATCTGCCAATCTTGCCTCTGCAGTATCAGATGAAACAGGTTCTGGTGCTTTGGTGTTTGCCAACTCACCTACCTTGGTGACACCGACTCTAGGAACTCCCGCCTCCGCAACCTTGACTAATGCTACTGGTTTGCCAATCAGTACTGGTGTGAGTGGTTTAGGTACGGGTGTGGCTACTTTCTTGGCAACACCTTCTAGTGCTAATCTGCGTTCTGCTTTGACAGACGAAACAGGCACAGGATCAGCCGTATTCGCTACATCCCCTGCTTTGGTAACACCAGACTTAGGAACACCCTCTGCTGCGACTTTAACGAACGCTACAGGTCTTCCTATCGCTACAGGTGTATCAGGTCTAGGAACAGGTGTAGCAACCTTTCTAGCGACTCCTAGTTCAGCCAATCTACGTTCTGCGTTAACTGATGAGACAGGAACAGGCTCTGCTGTTTTTGCGACTTCACCTACTTTGGTGACTCCAGTATTGGGAACACCTACAAGTGCAACACTGACCAATGCAACTGGTTTGCCTTTGACAACTGGAGTGACAGGAACACTACCTACTGCCAATGGCGGTACAAACCTAACATCATTCACATCAGGCGGTGTGGTGTACGCATCTAGTTCTAGTGCATTGGCTACTGGCTCGGGCTTAGTATTTAATGGCACTAATTTAGCAGTAGGCACAACAATTAGCGGAACACGCCGAGTAAACATTTTAAGTGGTGCGGGAATAACGGCTTTGGCCGCAGTAGGCCCTGCTGGTTACTTGTTAGTTGATAACACTGGTTCAGGTGAAAACTACTATCAAGCAAATAGTGCTCATATTTGGCAGGGTAGTGCTAGTGCAGAACAAATGCGCCTCACCTCAACAGGTCTGGGTATTGGTACAAGTTCGCCTTCTTATAAATTGGATGTGAATGGCGCAATAAACACATCGGCAGATTTAATTTCGCAAGGCAACAACGCTCGTTTTTCTTTGTATAGAAGCACAGGCATCAACTACTTTGATTGGGCATCTGGTCAACCACTTTATTTCAGTACGCAAACTTCTGCGGGTGGCGGTGGTCGTAGTACCTTGATGGTTCTCGACAGCGCTGGGAATTTGGGTGTGGGTACTACAAGTCCTGTTGCTAGATTTCATGCAAGAGCCTTAGTTACTGGAACATATACGACAAGCACTGCTCAATTAGTTGCATCTGTACAGAATGAGCCTGCAAATCTTGGGAGTGGTATTAATAGTGCATTCTTGCGTTTGCAAACATCTCCTGATGGTGGTAATTCAAACCCAATTGCACAAATTGGTGTAGTTGCTGAATCTTACGGCACAAATCTTGGCGCATTTGCTATTCAAACCCGTGACGCATCAGGTATATCTGAAAAAGCCAGAATTGACTCGTCAGGCAATTTGCTTGTGGGGACTACGAGTTCCAGCGCATCTAGTGCGGATTACTTTTTGTATAACAAATCAGGTGCTTTTGGAACCTTTGCTCATGCCAACGGAACTCCTACAGGTACTGGCTATGTCACTTTTCTATACAACGCAACGCAAATTGGTTCAATTACTCAATCAGGCACAACAGCCGTTGCATACAACACATCATCTGACTACCGCCTAAAGAACACCATTGCACCAATGACAGGCGCATTGGCTAAGGTGGCTCAACTCAAACCTTGCACTTACAAGTGGAACATTGACGGCTCTGATGGCGAAGGCTTTATTGCTCACGAGTTGGCTGAAGTTGTGCCTCAATGCGTAACTGGTGAAAAGGATGCTGTGGACGAGGAAGGCAATCCTAAGTACCAAGGCATTGATGTGTCGTTCTTGGTGGCTACATTGACTGCGGCTATCCAAGAACTCAAAGCAGAATTCGATGCCTACAAAGCATCTCACCCATAAACTGAAAGGTAAATTATGACTACTATTGTCTGGACAATTAGCACTCTCGATAGAGAGACATCAAACAATTTCGTAATAACGGCTCATTGGCAGGCTACTGCTACCGATGGTGATTACACGGCATCTATTTACTCTACAGCGTCTTGGGCTGATGGAACGCCAGTAATCCCATACGAAAACCTTACCCCTGAAACAGTTTTGGGATGGGTCTGGGAAACAGTATCCAAGCAAGCCACAGAAGATGCACTAGCAGCTAACATTGCTTTGCAGAAGAATCCTGTTCAAGCGCAGGGCGTTCCTTGGGCAACTGAGTAAAACGAGAAGCCATCACTCGATTTTGATGGCACATTAGGAGAAAATCATGGGCGAGAAAAAAACAAACCCTGTGACGATAGATGGAGTGGAATATCAGTTTGAGGACATGACACCTGAACAGCAAATCTTGCTGAATCATGTGATGGACTTAGAGAGAAAACTGAGTTCTGCTAAATTTTCAGTAGATCAAATGCAAGTTGGGCGAGAAGCATTCTTTAAGATGCTCAAAGAGTCCCTCGAATCGGAGTAAAAAAACATGGCCGTGACTAATGCACAAATTGTAGAGTTCTTGCTTGCTAATCCAGGCATGAGCGATGCCGACATCGTTGCGGCTATGGAGACTTATGGTATCTCACCTGCTCAGATGGCTGAGACTGTTGGCATACCAGAGGGACAAATTTCTGCTCGTGTGGCTGAGACTATTCCACCTGGTCAAACAGTTACTCTTGGTGATACTGTTGTTCAACCCGTTTACACAACTACTGGCTCTGGTGAGGATCAGCAAGTAGGTGGACTTGAGAACGTCATTACCTACAAAGCTGATGAGAACAAGAAAGATGGAGCGTATACCCAATACAAACCTACTGGTGAAGTAGAGAAAACTGGCACTCAGCAAGAAGTTAAAAGCGGTTTAAAAGAGTTTGCAATAGGTGCAGGACTGCTCCTTGGTTTGCCAACAATATTAAATGCAGGTGGAGCGGCTACTGTTGGTGCTGCTGAAGCTGGACTGACAGCGGCAGACTTAGCTATTGGTGGTGGCTCTTCTGCGGGTTTAACTTCTGCACAACTAGCCGCATCTGGTTTAAGCGCATCAGAAATTGCTGCATTAACAGCACAAGACTTGGCTATTGGGGCTGGCACACCTAGTGCGACTACTGGATTATTAACTTCTGGTGCGGCAGGTGGTGCGGCAGCATTAACTCCTACGGCTACTCAAGCCGCCACAGGAGCTACATTAAAAGCGGGTGCGAGTAGTTTATTGCCCACAAATGTTTTAACTGGTGCAACATTAGGAACAACACTTTTACCCGCTGCGGGTACTACAACAGGTACAGGTCTTTTGACAAAAGCGGCAGAAAGCGTATTAGGTAAAACTGTTACTGGTGCTTTGACAACTGGTGGTGGTATCTTGCAAGCCCAGACGTCCAAGGAAGCGGCTCAGAAGGCTCAATCTGCTATTGAAGCTGAGACTGCCGCTGCCAAGGCCGCTGCTCAGTTTCGTCCTGTTGGCATGACTACTCGTTTTGGAACTTCAGAATTTAAGGTTGATCCTACTACTGGTCGATTAACAAGCGCAGCCTACACATTAAGCCCAGAAGCTAAAGCGGCTCAAGATAGGTTTGTTAAACTTGCTGAGGCTGGTTTAACACAAGCAGAAGGCGCTCAGAAAGCCTTTGAACCCCTCCAAACAGGCGCTCAGAGCTTGTTTGCATTGGGTAACAAGTATTTGGCTCAAACTCCAGAGCAAGTCGCTCAAGACTATTTAAAGAGTCAGATGGCTTTGCTACAACCTGGTCGTGAACTAGAGTTGGCTAATCTGCAAAACAAACTCCAACAACAAGGTCGTGCGGGTCTTTCTGTTGCTATGGGTGGTACTTTGGGTGCTACAACTCCTGAGTTACAGGCTTTGTATAACGCTCGTGCGCAACAAGAGGCTTTATTGGCGGCTAATGCTCAAAGAGAAGGTCAGCAGAACGTCCTGTTTGGTGCGGGACTCTTGGGTACTGGTGCTACTACGATGGGTCAGTACTATGGTGGTCAACAAGCCGCTTACTCGCCCTATACGACTGCTTTGGGACAAGTTCAAGCACTAGAGGGTGCGGGTCAACAGCCACTAACAATGGGTATTGATTTAGGAA